AGAGACCCTAGCAACATATGCCATTGTTTGCTCAGCATCGGGTGTTACACTAATTAGTTTTACGCTCATTTACCAAATCCTTTTGAAGTTTTCTTTTCTAATTCTGCGATCTCTTCTTTAACTACTCGCAGTTGTGATTTCATCTCTATGATTTTTTCTGCTGTATAGAGATGCTCTTGTTTTACAAGTCTTTCAAGTAACTTAACAAGTTTTTTTGCTCTATTAATCCGGGTATCCATCATCGTCTTCAAAGATTTCGTCATAATCGTGGTGTAATCCTTTTTTTACTTCATCATAGTTAAGATAACTCTGTGTATCAGAGTAAATTTCTGCTTTCAGAGAATCTACCAAAAGTTCCAGATTACGGACGATGAGTTTTAGTTTGTCTTTGTCCATAAGATATTGTTCTCTCGATCTATTTTAACATAAAAAAAGGAGGGGATCAACCCTCCTTTACTTCAAGCAACTTGTGGTTGCATTGCCATATTAATTTGAGCCGCTTTTAGAAGTTTTTCCTTCTTTGCTTTTGTTTTAAGATAACGCACAAAATAAGTATTCATCACTTATGCCCCTCCTTTACAAACTTAACACCACGATAGGTTTCGTTGTATTGTTGGGGTTGCTGCATCATCTGCTGTTGATACTCCAAACGCTTTTGCGTATCGTATTCAACGCCGCGATATACTACTTTAGACATTAGGTTTTCTCCTTAGGTTTTTAAATTAAAGAGCGTTCCTTCAGTCGGCTTTTGCGTCTATGAAACAACCTTTTTTTGTAACTTGCTTTACTTCCCAAACAATATCATTTTTTTGCTGGGCATCTAATCTTGGATGAGTAGTTACTCTTCCAATGATAAAATTAGCTTGAAGGCAAGTTAAAAAAAATGCTTCCATAGATGAACGGCTTCGTTCCGAGTCGGCTTACTTCCGTTCGCTATTCGCAAATAGCGAATGAACGTAAGGTCATTATAGACCTATTGAAAGTATATAGCAAGTTTACACTGTATAATGCGATACAGTTTTATAAAATCTTATGGGGTAAAAAAATTGCCGGGATTTTTTCCCAGCATTTTTGAAATCACTTTCTCTTTTTCTTTTCGGGTGATTTATATCCCCAGAGTTTTGGATTGATTCTACCATATCCAAAGTCAATACTCTTTAAATTCTCACGAAACTTATCCCAGTACATATCAAAGAGTTTAATTCTAGAACCTCGTGTAAGATCAAAACAGATTTTATCTTCTACAAGATACTTAATAATGTATGCATCATTAGGTGCTTCTTTTGTACATACATCAGAATATGAACCATTTTCAATCATAATTTCGCAACCGTAACGTGACTTACAAGTTTCTTTTTCTGCTGATGTCCAATGATCCATGTGCTTTTCCTGTACTTTATCAATAACTTGATTCACGAACGTCCTCCCCAAATAATATCGGGGTATGCTTGTGAAGCAATTTCTTTTGTAATCTTGTATTTTGATTCCAGATTTTTATCTTTTACTAGACAAATAATCTCTGCTTCTAGTGGATGTAGACCTTGAAGCAAGTTGATAAACATCGTTTCTCTACGAAGAGAACTCAGTCCATCGTTTCCACCTTTGATAAAGTTATAAAACTTTTGATATTCCTTACGAATAGAAGAACGTCCTTGATCTTGTGATCCAAGTGAATTAGAACCAAGTTCTTCCATTTTTTCAACTGCATCAGCAATCTTTTCACTCAAAGTTCCTTTGAATGAATCCATCTCATTTACAGCAGAGTATGGAACATCTCCAGGAGGAAGTGCTGATGTGATAGTCTCATCAAAATTCCAAATGAACAATGCTTTAAGAGCAGGATGAGAGTACTTTTGAAGAACCTCTACCTTCTTAGCATTAGATCTTTGCTTTGAAGCAGCATTAAAGATCTCAAAGATAAAAGGATTTGCAGGAAGTTCAGGAATCGCTTCTGCAATTACTTTTGCCTTTGGTGCTGCTGGTTTCTTTGTTGCGGTAGTTTTTGTTTTAGTCGTCGCTGCTGTCGTCTTCTTCGTCGTAGTCATGATAGTTCTCAAAATTAAATGCAATTACTTCGTCAGGTATCAGGTTTCCCTGATGGTCAAACATCTCAGGATGTGGTCTTGGAATTTCCCGATAGTTCATCATATATTCTCTTGCCACCCAACCTGTTACAAGTCCCACTATAAGAAACAATATGGTTAGAAATGAACCGAATACTAAGCTAACTGCTAACATTTCTTTTTCTCCGGGAAACTACTTTTTTCTTCCTTGACTTTAAGGAAAATTCAAAATAGATAGTTACTTCCCGATTCAGAAAGCAAACTATCTTCTCAAAGATAATGTGGAATGGTTGAGTCTGCTTTCTTTTCCCTCCATTAAGAATAAGTTCAATGCCACGGTTAAAGTGGTCTTCTGGTTTATTTATGTTTGTGTCAGACGATTTTCTGTTCTTTGAGGAATTTGATTGTTTCGACTGATCCTCCGATTTTTTTGTCATTACAAATTACCTGTGGAAATGTTGATCCTTCCCCAAACTCTGCATAGAACTCTTCTCTTGTAAAGTCCTGATTAAGAGTATAAATCACATACTTCTGTTCTGTCAAGTCAAGCACATTCTTGACCTTATCACAGTATGGACAACCTGTTTTTGAATAAACTGTAAAATTCATATAGTTTCGTAAATGTTTTTATTTTATGTATATTATAACAGATTATTGTGGTTTTCTTTTGCTCCTACGAAATCTGCGTAGATAAATGATAACCATTTATTGATCAATCAATGATCTCAGATAATCTTCTGACATGCTATCTGGATTTACATTTTCAATACTAAAATTATCTCCATCAACAATTGCAATAGTTGGCCCCTGTGTGATGTTATATTTTAACGCTTGCTCAGAAAATGCAGATTCTTGTGTGCTTTTGACTTCTTTGCTAGAATCTACACATATGTCAACTATTTCAAAATAATTTTTCCAATTTTCAATCTGTTTTAAATTATTCAAAACATGTTTACAAGGTTCACATCCTTGATCTAAATATGTAAATATTTTAATCATATTTGACTTTTAGTTGATATAATATATATTATACTTGCTTAAAATACCATGAACAATTCTGAAAATAGAATATCCGAAGAAATTTATCCACTCTTCCCATCCACAGTTTTGAAGTTGATTATAAATGAAGATTTCTCAGCATTTGAAAATGGTGTAAAAAATCTTGATTTTCAATCAATAAGTTCCAGTGGATCCTATGGACAAGAAATATCAATAGACAGGTATATTTTAAATAAATTTCCAAGGGAAAAAGAAATATTTTTAGAAGTTTTTAATCATTACTATAAAAATAACGTAATGAAAGCATATGAAGATAAATTTGAAATTACAACTTCTTGGGCAACTAGAACTATAAGAGGTTCCTATGGACAATTTCATCAACATTCAAACTCTATGTATAGTGGAGTTTTCTATTTTGAAGATGCCAATACTCCAATAGAATTTGAAAGTTACAATCTTGCTCCAAGACAACTTTCATTAACTGAACCAAAAGAGTGGAATATATGGAATTCTAAAACATGGGATTTTCTACCTAAAAAGAATCAACTTCTTATTTTCCCAAGTTATTTGTATCATAAAATAGATAGAAATTATAAGGACCCCGAAAGAGTGTCAGTTGCTTTTAATCTTTTTCCGACAGGAAAAATCGGAAACATGGATTCAACAGTTAATCTTCAAATACAAAGTTAATTACAGTTCTTCTATCATATTTTCTTGGCACATTTCCTGTGTGTAACATAGTTGCAGGAAATCTGATCAATTTACCTTTTTTTGGTTCTACTTTAATTTTTTTCCAACCATCATAAAGGATGGTATGTCCATCAGAATCATCAACATAATAAATGTAAACAACTCCTTCTCCTCCACTTAGATCTCTGTGGGGGGGAAGGATTTTTCTATTTGAATGTGCAATATTAAGATTTGCTTTAATTCTATTCAGTTTATGTGTATGAAATTCTGGAATTTTATATGAAAAAATTTCGTGAATAATAGAATAATGGTCAGAACAAACAGTATCATTCTGATATATTCTATGAGTAAATTGAGATCTGTTTATTTTATTGTCAGATATTGTAGTTGGATTGTAATACCATTGAAAAGTATCTGATGTAAATATGTCCTTTAACAATTCACGATCAGCAATAGAAACGGACTCTGATCCGGTATAAATTTCAGTAATCATTTTTATATTTAAGAAAGTTGAATAATTAAAAATCCTTTGCCACCATATCCATCTACTGGGTTAATGCTTCCACCAATACCTCCTCCACCTCCACCAAAAAATTTGCCATTATTTATTGGATCCGAAGGATCAGTCCATCTAATACCCGCACCTGCACCACCTGATCCTGGAGCTCCAGATCCAGGTCCGATAGGATACCCAGCACCTCCACCACCTTCTGCCCATGATACGTCACCGGCATCTGTTCCATTACTAGTACCTGCGGTAGATCCATATCCACCACCACCGCCAGCATGTGGACCTGCCGGACCAATACTCCATGTTGTTGGTGCAGGACCAAAAGCAGTTGTAGTAATTACATTAGGTGCAATTGGTGTAAAATTACTAGGACCACCACTACCACCGGTAGTTCCTGGTTGTCCATTGTCTACTGCTCCACCAGAACCCCCACCACCTCCACATGCATTAGTTGCTCCGGGTGCAGGATTGCCGTTGGAAAATCTAGGAGCACCAGCACCACCAGGACTGCCAGATACACAATTTGGTCCACCTCCTGTTGAAGGTCCACCTGGTCCCGCAGTTTCTCCCGTATTTGGAGATCCTCC